TCAAGAAAACCAATGGTTTATGCGTCTAGGCCGCTTTTATCAATGGAATTTGAGATCTGATTGGAAACTTTTCGATGCACATGTAGACGGTGAAATGATGCTAGCGGCTATGAACTTAATCCGAAAATGTTACCCAGATGACCGTTTCCACACGAGATTTTTCTCATTTCTTACGGACACTCTGATAAATAAAAATTTAGTAATCCCACCTGGTTTTGTCTATAAAATAAGTAAAGGTATGCCCAGCGGTCATCCACTTGTTACATTAGTCAATTCATTAGTTAATTATATATGTTTCATTCCTATATTACAGCGTATTGCTGGTAAAGGTAGGGTCAGAGAATTTTTCTATGCATTATTCTCTGGGGATGATTCAAAGATATACTTCAATTGGTTGAGAAGTATTTTAGAAATGGACGCAATTATCAGAAATTATTGTTCATTGAAAAATGATGGTGTCGTAGCTTCAATCACGCCAGTTTTCTCAAAAGATAATAAAGAAAATAAAGTGCGTTTTCTTAAAAGATATGTAAATGACATGGGTATAGTCTCATGGCATGGACCTAGTATGATTAGAAAATTGTTGTATACTGATAAAAATCTTACAACAGCATGGCATGTTTCAAGATGGTTTAATCAACTTTTGTGTTCCGCTCCAGGAAACGCAAAACTTACTAAAATCATTAAAGCTTATATCTATTATAAAACAAAGTTAGATAATAATAAATTCAACAGTAAATTTATGAGAAAAGAACTGAATGTCTTCTTGGAGGAGATGGAAAGGGCGGAGTCTGTAGGTTTCCTTACACAGACTATACATCTAAACCAAGAGGATAAAATCGGAAAACTTACTGAAGAATTCATATACGAGAAAGACGAAAGAAAGGCAATTACTCGTTTCGTCGGTAACACAACTAGTTTTCATCAGCGGGTTATTATTTTAATGCTAGGACTCCTATGTTCGTCTGGTGCAGTCTCTTTAGGAGCTTTTGATGAAATGTTTGTTAAATTAAGAAGAGAGTTTTTATTTATTAAACCTGATAAATTAGCTCGACTTTATGATACACACTTCTTTAAGAAAAACAAGATTGATCAAATTGTCTCATTTATCGCTAGAACGAGAACGGTCCCAACACTAGTACCTAACTTCAGGAGAGTAGTCATACAAAGAAAACACGAAGATATTCTTTCATTAATCGCCGATTTCTGTACAGAACCTAGACTCTGTAAAATGATGATTGACGCTGATAAAATATACTACGAAAGCGAAACAAGTCATATTAAGAAGATGGTAGACATCCAAGATACGAGTTGAACAGTTTTATTAGAAGCTGCATAATTTTGGGTTCTATGACGTAGAATCGCAGGGGAGATACATATTAACACTACGTATGTATTGCATCGTTCCCCACCTGGACACATAGCGTCTATAACGCTATGTTGTTCAGGTTGTGAGTAGGAGGTGATATTTGTATCGATTAATGAAATCCCGTTTCAATACGGTTATTCTGGTCAAACATACGTCAAAATGTACATAATGGGGTGTAACGCTCCAGTCACGGTTAGCGGTATTAAAATACTGAAACACACGAGAGGGTCCGGGTCTCATGAGATAGCCCTTAGGACAGGGAAAGCCCCGCCTATGACGTAGGTGCACCTGCGACGACAGGAGTAACAGGATCGACGAAGAAGCAAGGCCCAAGAGGAGTGCGTGCCCGCGAGCCCAGGTGGTATGATCGGCTCGTCCTATAGTTTTGAGCACGGCGCCCTGGGAAAATCATCAGTGCAACGAAAACATACTAGCTTTTTGAAAGGACAAAAAGCTAGTACTAGGCATTATGCAAAAACTTCGACTGATTCAGTCACATTTCTTTTCCTTGTCTCGTAGTTCAGTTTTCTTTTTATCTTAGGTATTTTCTTTTCTTGAGCAAAATAGGTGAAAAGAAAACCAAAGATTGGTTACAGTGACGACATAATCGATCGTAACCAAACAGTCCGTTGAGCTGTAGCACATCTATACTAGGCCTAATGTTCTCGCTGGAGTTTAACTTGAGATAAACTGAATTTATCGCTTATAAGTAAATTTTAGAAGTTACTCGCATTAGTTGGCAACCCGATTTGTGTGATCAACAAATATTGACACTCTTAGTAATGTTTGAGTGAAGAACGTTCAACGTAATAGTATGAAGTACTATCGTAGCGCTTGCTTGGTATGTCTTATGCAGCGAATTAGAATGGGTATGTACTGGCAGTGGCTCGATTTCTAATGAGGATTAGTATCTGTCCCCAGATTTAAGCACCGAAGGCAGTTCAATTGGAGCAGGCTGAAAACTGACCCTGTTTCTCTAAAAGAGAATAATGAACAAAGAAGAAAAGATCAATTATGCAACTGGTAGCAAGTTTAATCGAGAAAATATCGTTATAACTCGTGAAACTGTTAAGCAGGAGTGGAACGTTAAGCATAAACAAGAAACTCGTGAAGAAGTTCGTAGTAGACGTGCAGAGTTCTTTATGGATAAATGGTGCGCTGATTTTCCAGATTATACATATATTAATTATGCCGCTTTATTAGAATTAGCAAATAGATCTGACCGCGTAAGTAAATGGTTTGCTTCTGTAGATGCTGAGTTCAATGCTGCTCTGACTTTCCCTGAATGGGCTGCAAAAGGGTTAACAGAAAAGGATGTCTTAGCACTTCAAAACAAATTCCGTAATATAAACGCAGTTAATCGAAAAGGAGCCGAGTTGAAAAGGCAACTGTCTGAAAAGTTCAGGAAGTTGAATAAAGACGTGGACGATCAAATCTCACATGATCTCAGAGAGGTTTATGATGGAGACGAGAAAGCCTTCGTTTTAACATATCCTAAAGGACAATTACCTATTTATCATCTCATCTCAATTGTTGCGAATAGCGATGATTATGTTACTTGGCGCAAAACTAATCCTACGTTACAAGAAATTGATGCACGACCAACTCCATCAGATTACGAAAACAATCTGTTAGATTCGTTTAAACGTGAGATGTGGAATGAGCTGCAACAAGGGGGTGATTTAAAAGAATTCCTTAAGTCTAAAGGAGTTGTTTTCTACATTCCTTCAAGTTCCGTGGGACCTGGGCACTTGAACAATATCACAAAAGTTCTAGCGTAAAGAAGTTTTATGATTTCCGATGGAGACCTATAGTATCATGTTTTAGAGATTTTACAACGAAGAAAGGTTACGTCATAAAACGTGGCGTCTTCTCTTCTTTCCAATTCTTTATGAGTATTTTAGGTTCACATAGAGATAAAAGCGGTAAATATATTCCGTTCGTACATAGAAAGCGACGAATCAAAAGCTATATGTTTCCAGAAATGTACTGCAAAGATTACGTTATAGGTATAAGACGTACCAGAAAACACGTTGATATTCATGGACCACCATTACCTGAGACAGAAGTAAGTAAGGTTATAGGCTATACTCCAAATTATGTTGGATACGTACCTTCTAAAAGAATTCCTATCAATACTGACTTTCTTAAGTTTTTATCTAAAGTTAAAGACACTGACCCAGAAGTATATGGTGATATCCTTAATAATAAACGCGAAGTATGGACTGGTTCATATGATTCGTACACTTCAATTTTAAAAGAGTTTACAAATTATGCGAAACCTAAGTATAGCTCTTCTGAGTATCTGAGAATATTAGAAGAAGAAGGTTTCCCATGGCTCAAGCTACCGAAAATGCCCCCTCTTGAAAAAGAACTTTTAAGGAAAGTTAGTGTGAACCCAGATGCACATCCCGGTTTTTACACTAAGCTTTTCTTTGGTGATAGTCGTAAAGATACTTTAAAATATTCATTACCCATTGCTGAACATATATTTGATCATTTACAAACTAAACGTTTTAAGTGGCAAGGTTTATGGACTTTAGGTGGTAGGTCAAAGGATATAAAGTTAACCAAAGAGGAGTCGGTAGTCGGCACGAGAGCTATTTGGATCCCTGAGGAGCCATTAGTTCTGTTAAGTCTGATCGTAGTCCAACCATTTACTAAACTACTTCAAGAAATCGATCAAAACTGCATATTTGTCGGTAAGAATTTCAACTTTCAAGAAAACCAATGGTTTATGCGTCTAGGCCGCTTTTATCAATGGAATTTGAGATCTGATTGGAAACTTTTCGATGCACATGTAGACGGTGAAATGATGCTAGCGGCTATGAACTTAATCCG